AAAAATAAGCGCTCTAAAACAGGAATGCGTGAATACAAACCTGCTAAAACAGGGTTACGTGAATACGTGTTTTCAAAAAAGATTAACTTTAGGGATATTACACCTTTAGAAATCGATGATGATGAGTTATGGGATGCTTTTAAGCGTGGTAAATTTGCTTCGCTTTTTACTCTTCAAAATGAAGAGGACTCTGATGCATATAACAAAGGGATGAATAAGATCATGCACCTTTGGACCTTATACATAAATAAGAACAATAGTTCTATTACGCAGTGGTTCAAGGAAAACCAGATAGCTGGTGGTGTTGAAAATATGCTTCAAATTTTAGTGTGGTATCGTAAGTGTGAAAACTTTAATGATTACTACATGCTGACACGTTTGGCCTATAAATTAATTACTGGCAAATCGTTGGTAGCTGAAATATTTGATCATTTCTTTCCTCCTGAAAATAATCTGCAAGCAGATTTTGCAGAAAACATTGCGTTTGTGCGTGGTGTTTTCGAGAAGACTTCATCGGCGATTAGTTCGCCGATGGTAGATAAGATTACCAAAATGTACGCTTTTTTAGTGACACAAGGTTTTCTTAAATGTATGAATATGGAAATCACAGAGAAAGAGTTTACTCTCCTTGAAAAAACTTTTGTTAAAAAGGAGTATAATTCTCAATGTGGTATGATTATGCACGCAATTGATCTTGCAATCTTTCTTTGTGAGAGATTGTGTGCGTATCGCCAAACTGGCGAAGTTTCTGCATTCTTGCATAATAGTTCGAGTTATAGTGAATGGTTAACCAGTGCTGATAAAATTTTAGCATTAGCACCTTTTACTTCAAATTTGAGCGCTCATGGTACTACCTATTTTACGTTTCTTTCAGATCTCAATGATTTAATCGAACGTGGTATTGCTATGTCTAAATATTCTCAAAAGAATAATGGAACTGAATCCATTCTTGTTAAACGCAAACTCATGAGTTTACAATTGATCAAGAATACTGAGGTCACGCGCAAAGCAGCGCAAAAAGAACGTAGATCACCTTTTGGTGTTTTAGTTCATGGTACTTCCAGTGTAGCAAAATCGTCTTTCACTAAGATGTTATTTTACTATTATGGTAGTATTTTTGGTTTGGATAAGGACGATCATTACAGATATGTCCGAAATCCAGCTGAAGAATATTGGAACAATTTCGATTCCAGCAAGTGGTGTATCCAGATGGATGATATTGCATTTTTGTTGCCTAGTGCAACGGGTGATGTCGATCCCACACTGAAGGAATTGTTGAATGTTGTTAACAATGTACCATATGTTCCAGCACAGGCTGCCCTAGAAGATAAGGGTAAAACACCTGTCATGGCACGTTTGGTTATTGCAACATCAAATGCTGCAGATTTGAATGCACATGAATATTTTCACTGTCCGTTGGCTGTGCGCAGACGTTTACCGTTTGTAGTGCATGTTCAACCTAAGAGTGAGTATTTACATGAAAATGGTAAATTCATTGACCCAGCCAAATTACCAACTGATCATGTTGGGTATCCCAATTTTTGGAAAATTACAGTACAAAAGTTGCGACCAGTGCAACAAGGCAATAGAGATTGGGCAGTTCTAGATGATTCTGCTGTTTTCGAAAATGTCATGGATTTCCTAAAATTTTTTGGAAAAGCAGCACGCGAACATGAAACCAACCAAGACAAAAGCATGGTATGTGACGACTATATGAAAGACATTGAAGTATGTCCTCTTTGTTTGAGTGCCACAATGATGTGTGAATGTCAATTGCAAGCAGAAGCTACAACAGCTGATGCCTTCATTGATTGGGCAGTATATTGGATGGTCACATTTATTTTGTGGCTATACAGTTTTAGATTTGTTAAGGCAATTTGTCATCCAATGATGAAACAAAGAATTGTTCGTTATGCCACTATTAAAATCTGTTTACCCTTTTTAACACGGGAACAGCAGGTTAAGATGATGGGATATATGAATGAACTTCGTATAAAAACTGCGACAAAAAATACACTGATGATGATTTCATTAGTTGGTTTCGCATTGACAGGTTTTCTTGTAACTCAAACTTTTGTACGACCTAATAAACCCACAGTGGTTAAGAAGGTTGTTGAAGAAGATGTTGAAGAAGTTGTCGGTGAAAACCTTGTAGAATATGTTACAGTCACACTAGATGGTAAAAAGAGCAAAGTGCGTAAAGTGCATTTGCAAGATATCATTGATGTGTCTGACTACGAAGGAGCGCCAGACATGGAACCTCAGGGTAACATGTACGGAACTGTGGAAACACAATTAGAGAAGGAAGAAACACAAAATGTGTGGTATACTTCGACAATTGAGTTGACAAACTTTGACATGCCTATTGCATCAACTAGTTTAGCTGGTAAAGGTGTATATGAATTACGCGATATGTTTCAAAAGAATTGTATTCGATTGGATATTAAATCGTTAGATTCTGGGCGTATGTGTCGCACAGGTGGTGTGATGTTGGTTGGACAAGTGTGTCTATTCAACAATCATGTTCTAAAAGAAGATCAGGAATTTGAAATGACTGTTATTCAGACTAACCCTATTGCAGGTTTGACCTCGAATATTACATTCAAGATTCATGTTAATGATATGAAACATGATAAATCACGTGATTTAAGTGTCATGTTGATTCGTTCATTGCCACCATTTAAAGATATCACTCGTTTTTGGGTGGAATCTGATATTTCAGTTTTACGTCTGTGTATGTTGAAACGTGAAAACGATGCAACAATGCGTGTCATTGACGTGCACGGTGTAGTGAAACAGAGCAATTTCCCAATTGAGCCATTAAACATTAAAGTTGATATGCTTATGGGTATGGCTCCAATACCAACACAACCAGGTGATTGTGGTTCTTTGGCTATTGCCATGACGCCACGCGGACCTGCTATGTGCGGTTTGCACACAGTTGGTTATAACAACACCTTGGGTGTACCATACACTGTGAAATCGGTACTGGATGTTATGATCACAGCGTTGACACCTAAGAGCTTTATTGTTCAAGGTTGTGGAGCACCTATGTTAGGATTACAAAATGAAATCCAATTGGTGCAACCGCATCACAAAAGTTTGATCCGATATTTGGAACAAGGAAATGTAAATGTTTATGGTTCCTTTCCAGGTTTTCGGCCAAAACCCCGAAGTCGAGTGTGTCCAACACCTCTGTCTGGCGAAATGTGTGAGTATTTCCAAACGGAAATCAAACATGGTAAACCAGCTATGTCTGGTTGGGAACCATGGCGGAAAAACATTGTTGAAATGGTGAAACCCACTGTTAAACATGATCGTTCCATTCTTAGTGAATGTGTCAAAGCTTATGCTGAAGACATTATCTCTGGTATGGAACCAGGTTGGGAAAAGGAACTCATGTTTCTTAGTCGTAAGGCATCCGTTAATGGATTGCCTGGTGTGAAATTTATTGATAAAATGAACACCAACACTTCTATGGGATTTCCTTGGAATAAATCGAAGAAATCATTTTTGATTCCTGCGGTTGATGATATGTACCCAGAGGGTGTTGATTTTGAATCAGACGTATGGGAACGAGTTGATGCTGTTTTGGAAAAATATTCTAAGGGAGAACGAGCTTTTCCTATCTTTACTGGACACCTCAAGGATGAGGCTACACCTTTGAAAAAATGTGAAATTAAAAAGACACGTTTATTCACGGGTGGACCAGTTGATTGGAGTATTGCGGTGCGTTCGCGTCTACTGACTTTTGTACGATTGGTGCAGAAGAATAAATATGTTTTTGAAGCTGGACCAGGACTTGTAGCACAATCTACCGAATGGGAGAAAGTGCGTGAGTTTTTAACAGCTTTTGGTGAAGACCAGATTATTGCTGGAGATTACGGTAAGTTTGACAAAAATATGATTGCCGATTTTGTATTGGCTGCATTTGAAGTCATTTGCACTGTTTATAAAGCTGCTGGTTTTGAAGAGAACGAAGTGCGAGAAATTTTCTGCATCGGAAATGATGTAGCTTTTCCTCTCGTTAATGTCAATGGGGATCTTTTGGAGTTCTTTGGAACAAATCCATCGGGTCATCCATTAACCGTTATTATCAATTCTTTAGTGAATTCACTCTATGTTCGATATGCGTTTCGCAAATTGGGTGGTGATGTGAAATTATTTCAGAAGTTGGTACATTTGTTCACGTATGGTGATGATAATTGTATGGGTGTTTCAAAAACAACTCCATGGTTTAATCATACAGCCATTCAAAAAGTGTTAGCTGATATCGGCGTCGTTTATACGATGGCTGATAAAGAGGCTGAATCACGTCCGTATATCAATATCAATGAATGCTCTTTTTTGAAGAGAGTTTGGCGGTATGATGCGGATGTAGGTGCTTATTTAGCACCGCTTGATGAAGAATCAATCCATCGTTCGTTAACTATGTGGGTCCCTTCGGGTACCATTAATGAATACAAACAGATGGTTGATGTTATTTCGTCAGCAAACGGTGAATATTTCTTTTATGGTAAAGAAATTTTCAACAAAAATAGAGAATTCTTCCGTGAAATTCTTAGTCGTGCGCCTTATAATGCGTACGTCACGGACTCGACCCTTCCAACCTGGCAGGATCTCTATGAGAGATTTTGGAGGGCGTCAGGAAAAACTGTTCAGGCCTAATTGTAGTTTAGGCTAACTACATTTTTGTATATTACATGTCTCAAGAAAATAATAATAATAAACATTTTATAGTTGAAGCGATCACTAAAAGTATCGCTCGCATTGCACAGGAATACGATAACCTGTGTATTTGTTGTAATGATTATCGCAGCTCACCGTGTGTACCGAAAGAGGAAAGTGTGATCAGAGAAACTGAAGTCTCTGATTCCGCTGAACCTCATTCGTGCACACAACCACACCTGTTTAGTCTTCAATCAGAAGAAAGTGGTGACGTTGAAACACACGCTACTGCATATTTTATTGATGCTGATTCAGGTGAAAGTGTCAAAGCAGAAGCTTCTGTTAATTCAGTAGCAACTGTCGATTCAACTGAAGATTTAACTTTAGGAGAATTTTTGGCACGTCCAATCACCATTGACACGTTCACGTGGCAATCAAGTGATCCAGTTGGAGAAAAACAATCTGTTGTACCTTGGAAAGCTTTTATGTCCAATGCATCAGTTAAGCGCAAGTTTGAAAATTATGCTTTTCTTCGCGCAAAATTGCATGTTAAGGTGATGATTAATGCTACACCATTTCAATATGGTACTATGCGTATTCTTTACCAACCGATGGATGGTCTGTTGACACGTAAGTTTCGTGGAACAGCATCATCGCAATTGGTGAGTATGTCACAATTACCTGGATTTTACATCTACCCAACTAGTAACTCTGGTGGAGAGATGGAATTGCCTTTTGTCTATCATAAGAATTGGTTAGATATTACATCTGACCAAGATGTTGAAGACTTTGGACGATTGTTTTATACAATCTATTCCAGTTTAGATGTGGCTATCTCTGGTGGTCCCTCAACTGTCACTGTGCGTACTTTAGCATGGATGACTGATGTTGAATTAATGGGAACAACAGGTAAGCTCACACTGCAAAGTGACGAGTATGGAGAAGGAGCAATATCGAAACCTGCAACAGCTATTTCGAATTTTGCCGGTTATTTGACCAACATACCTATTATTGGTAGATTTGCACGTGCGACACAAATTGGAGCAGGGGCAGTTTCACGTATTGCTAGTATTTTTGGTTTTACCAATGTACCTAATATTGAAACTGTTCATGCATTTTATCCTATGAGTGCACCGCAATTAGCAACAGCTGAGATTTCTGTACCTTATCAGAAACTGGCGTTAGATCCTAAGACAGAATTGTCTATAGATCCGACACCATTTGGCGTAAAAGGTGAAGATCAATTAGCTTTATCGTATTTGAAGAAGAGAGAATCCTATTTTGGAACGACTCTATGGTCAACGACGGATATTGTTGGTGATTTGTTGCTTTCAACACGTGTCACACCAGATCTCAAAATTAGTGAGGACATTGTGGGTTTAGCTGCCGCAGTTGTGGGCAAAAGAACACACATGACACCATTGTCACACATTGGTGCATTATTTGAGAATTGGCGTGGTTCAATCAAATTTCGTTTTAAGGTCATCGGTACGAAGTATCATAAGGGTCGTTTGAAAATTTGTTTCGATCCTTTACATGATATATCTGTCGATAATATTGATACGAATCTTGCTTATAGTCATATTATGGATTTAGGCGAGTCTGGTGAGGTTACTATTACAGTGCCTTACCATCAAGCGTTAGGTTGGTTGAGGGTTGATACCAATTCATCCCTAAACAACTGGAACACAAGTGGTTTAGCACCACGTGCTGGTAGTGATAATGGATCGATTTCGATTCGTGTTTACACAGCACTGGAAGCACCTGTTTCTTCTGTTGTGCGCGTTTTAGCGTTTGTATCAGCAGGCGATGATTTTGAATTCGCAAATCCTTCAGGTAGTCTTGTATCAGAAGGAACTGCGAAGTTACCATCTTTGTTTGCTCTGCAATCTGAAGAAATTCAAAGTGTTCATTTTGGCACAACAGTGGATCCAGATAAAGAGAGATACGGATTGAATTTTGGAGAATCCATACACTCTTTGCGCAAGTTGTTGCATCGTATGTCAGTGGTGGATACAGTTCCACTTAATGTCGGCATCGGAAGTGCATATAACTTGTACCGTAAAGGTTTGTTGCGGATGCCCTATACTCCAGGATATATTTCTGGTGGATTTAGCACCACAGCAGCTGGTGTCATTACATCAGGGGCAAAAGGGTATGCTTTTAATAGTATGCACACTATGCCTTGGGTATCATCGTTATTCTTGGGTTATCGTGGTAGCACAAATTTTTGTGTGACTACGAATAGTCCCAAACTGACGTTGAATGACATTCGATTTATTCGTACTACGGATACAGGTGCATTGACAGTCGCCAACCGTTTTGTTTCACTACAAGGCAGTATTTTAGGATCTGCTTCGCTTAGTGTTAAAACAGCTGGACTAGATGTTGTCAATTTTAACCGTAATGGTTTGGCTGGTATGGCCATGACTAGTGCGGTTACTTGTCCAAGTGGTTTGTTCAATCTTCCTGATTATAATAATTACAATTTTTCATTATGTAATCCTTCTGCTTACCTTGAAGGTGAAGCAGTAGATGGTACTAATCGTCAGGGAGTTGTGGCATATATTACCACTGCCAATACCACTGCTACTGATGAGATGGGTTACACCACACTCATCACAGCTACTGGTGCTGGTCCAGATTTCACATGCATTTACTATTGTTGTACACCAACAATTGATTGGCAGGTTGGTGATCCTGTAC